CGCGGCCGCGAGGTCGATCCCCGCCACGAACACGCACAACGTGCCGGTCTCGGCCGGGTGGTCGATCGTGACCCGTCCGGCCGAGATCCGCGCCACGCGCTGGAGCCTGGAGCCATCTTCCGCCGCGACCAGGATCAGGTCGCCCGCGCCCAGCATCTCGGCGGCCGCATCGAAGTAGCGCAGCCCCGAGATGGTGGCGAGCGAGTCCGCCCCTCCCTGGTAGTGCCAGAGCGTGAACCCGTTCGCATAGGCGAGAACGGACAGGTCGCGGATGCGGAAGGGCATGGCCGTGACCCCTTACTCCTTGGCGCGGATGCGCACGACGCCATCGCCGTCGATCAGCACCGCACCCTGGCTCATCATGTTGTTGACGAAGTAGGCCGCGCGGTCGCCGTGCCAGGTGATGTCGGAGACGACATCCTGGCCCGAGCCGTGGCCGATCGCGGTCTTGTGGTACCAGTAGCAGTAGCGGAGGTTGCCGACCTTGGTCAGGCCGGTGTGCAGGATCCAGGTGGTGCCGAGCCAGCGCTTGGCCTGCGCGCTCTTCCAGGGCAGGTCCTCGTTGCCGACATAGTCGGCCGAGACGAATTCCTGCATCTGCAGCAGCTCCGACCACTGCTTGTAGCCCACCACGGCGTAGCGGTTGCCGTCGTCCGGCACGTCCTTGTCGGCCAGCATCTCGAAGGCGAGCAGGCACTTGGCCTTGGTCATGCCGTCGGTGTCGGTGAGGCCGGTGCCGGTGCCGGTGGCCTCGCGCGTGGCGGCGTCGAGCGCGGCGATGATCAGCTCGTCGGTCTTGCGGCCGAGCGCGTTGGCACCCGCATTCGCCGTCACCTGGCGCTCGTCATGGTTGATCTTGAGCTCGTCGAGCCGATCCACCCAGTCGCCGGCATAGTAGTCCTGCAAGACGCACTCGACCGCGGCGTGCGAGACGTTCATCACCGGCACCTGGCCGTGGCGCGGCTTCGTGGTCGCGGTGCCCTTGCCGACCTTCTGGAACACGGTCGAGGAGCCGATCACGTTGGTCTTGCCGCGCACGGTGTTGCGCAGCTTCGAGCCGATGCGCTGATAGGCCTCGTGCACTTCCGCCTGGAACTGCTTGACGAAGGCCTGGTCGATCGAAGTGGACATCTCTGTCTCGATCCTTTTCGGGGTTGCGGGGAACGGCGATCGCCTCGCGAACCGGGTTGCCCGAGGGGGCCCGGTGCGCATGGATCGCGGCCGGCGGGCCGTGCGCGCGCTCTGCGCGCGCCGGTTGGCCGCAGGTGAAGGCAAGGCATGAGAAAAGTGGCGGGCGGGGACCGCGGGAGGATCGGTCCCCGCCCGCCGCCCCGGCCGGCGGGCGGGCGCGGGTCGCGGGCGGCGCGCGGAGGAGGACGCGCCGCTGGCTGCGGACCATGTGCCGCGACGGTGCGGCGCGCCGCGCGCGGGCACATCATGGATGCGCCCCTCGGGGGATGGCGCGGCGGCGCCACGGGCCCGCCGCACGCGCGGCCGGGGATCTGGCTGGGCGGCGTCCCGGGCGTGCCGGAACGCGCGGCGGATCAGCTTTCGGAAGCGAACAGGCGGCGGAAGCCTTCGCCGACGCGGCGGACGAAGTCCGGGTCGCGCATCTTCCAGTAGCGGGGATCGGCGACCATCGCGCGCAACTCGTTCTCGCTGCGCACGCCGATCGGCGCGCCGGCGCCACGCACGATGCCGGGCTCCTCGCCCTCCATCATGCGGTGCATGGTCATCACGCCGTCCGATGTGCAAGCGAGAGCCTCGAACACCGGCGCCGGAAGGTTCGCCCGGCCCCAGGCGCCGATCTGGCGCGACAGCGTGCGGAAGCGGTCCTCGCCGCCGTAATGCTGGATCAGGCGTTCGATCTGCCGGTCGGCCTCGAACTGTCCCGCGGCCTCGGCGATCAGCGGCAGGAGGCGCTCGGCCGCAAGGTCATAGACCAGCTGCGCCTGCGCCTGGGTGAAGCCGTGCGCATGCAGGCGACGGTTGATCTCGGCATCGGCGCAGCAGAGCGGGTGGCGCTCCTCGATCGCGTAGGCCTCGGGCGCGTCGGGCGCACCGAGGGCGCGGCGGAAGCGCGAGCGCTCCTCCTCGCCCGCATCGTCGCCCGGCGGCGAGGACAGGCGCGCCAGGCGGCGCTCCAGCTCGCGATAGGATTTCAGCAGCGCGTCGATGCGAACCTCGACCTTCTGTGCGACCCAGAACTTCTCCGGGATGTCGGCGGGGCGGGCGCGCGCGGCAGCGGCACGCGCGACGAGGCTTTCGGCGGCGTGGTCGAGCAGGGTCTCGGCCATGGATCGGTGTCTCCTTCGCTCTCTTGTCTGGCTCGGTCAGGCGGTGGGGGGGTCGGGGCGCAGCAGCGCGGTCGGCACGCTCAGCGAGCGGGCGAGCCAGCGCGCCGCGCCCGGCGCATCGATCGCGGCGGCGGCGGCATCGCCGAGCTTGCCCGCGGCATCGAGCCAGACGAGCGCGTTCTGCGCTTCGGCCCGCGCCTGGGCGCGCGCGATCGGCGACTGGTAGACCAGCGCCACATCGCGCCCGTCGATCATCACCGGCGGCACCTCGCCGCGACGATGAAGTATCGCCAGTCCGCGCTCGATCAGCGGCGTCAGCAGTTCGGCCTGGAGGCGGCCATAGGCCGCGCCCAGCAGTCGCGCCGTCTCGGCGCTGCGTTCGAGCACCTCGGTCGCGGTCATGCGGCCGGGCTGGTTCGGCGCGATGCGGTCGGCGAACAGGGCGCGGCGGATGCGCCCGCGCAGATCGTCGAGCACGAGCTGGCTGACATCGAAGCGGCCCGGTGCGGCAAGCGGCGTCAGGCCGGAAGATCCGACCGCCTTCGGGATGATCGCCCCAGGCACCAGCTTGATGTTGGCCGGATTGAGCACGCCGTCGTCATCGGACTGCCAGATGCCCGTCACCGCGATCGAGTCGTTCTTCAGGATCAGCTCGACGTCCTTGTTGGCGGTGCGGATGTCCGGCAGCGCCTTCAGCACCGGCGAGCGGCCATAGCTCTCGCCCGGCGCCTTGAGCCAGCGGAAGGTGATGAAGGGCGAACGCCCGAACCGGCCCTGCGCCAGCAGGGTGGGCGGCGCGATATCGGTCTCGGGCGCCAGGATCGCTGCATAGGCGAAGGCCAGTCCGTCGGGCCGCACCGCCTCGATCACGCGATGGCGTGGCGCCTCGATGGCGCCAGCGTTGTCGGCGGCCTCGCGCAGGAAGGCAGGCGGCAGCACCGCGCGCGGGAAGCGCGCGACGATCTCGGCTGCCGGCATGCGCAGTTCCCGATAGGTACGGTCGAGCCGGCGCGACGGGCCTTCCTCGAGCGCGAGTTCCGACAGCGGCACGGCGGCGAAGCGGAAGGCCGAGGACTCGCCCGCCGGCGCCTCCTCGAAGGAGAGGCAGGCGGTGCCGGCGATGACGAGATCGAGGAACGCCTGGTGCATCTCGACCGCGAAATTGGAGCGATCGAAATGGGCTTGCAGCGTGCCCGCGACCTGCTCGAGCGCTGCGGTCTCGCGTGCCTCGTCGGCGACGCCGCGGCCGGGCGCGAGGCCGAACCAGCGCATCCAGGGCGGCGTGAGCTCGGCCAGGAGCGAGGCGGCAAGCTGCTCGGCCGCGTCGGCGGCGGTGCCGTCGAACAGCAGGCCGGCATCGGCCGCGCCGGGTCGGCCCGGCAGCGCATGGGCATAGGCATCGCGCCACGCATCCTCCCAGGGGCGGCGGCGGGCGAAGGCGGCCTGCGCCTCGGCCAGGACGGATGCGGCAAGGCCGGCATCGGGGTTGGGCGCGTGGGCGCTGCGAAGCGGGGTGCTTTCGGGCATCGCATCCTCGGGCTGGTGGAGGGAGAGGGTCGGTCCTCGGCGCCGGCTGGCGACGCTATTCGCCAAGCAAGCTCTTGCGCTGGACGGAGGGCCAGGCGGGATCAAGTACGCCGCGCTCGGAGGTGGCGATCGTGCCGGCAAGGCCCCGGCGCAGCCGCTCGACCCGCGCCTTGCGGCGCGCTTCGGCCTCGACCGCGGGGTCAGGCTCGGCCGACGGGGGCGGCGGGGGCGGCGGCGAGGGCGAGCCAAACAGGCCGGACATTCCGGGCTCCTTCGCGGGTTGGGGCGCGCAGCGCGAGAGGCGCGGCGGGCGCGGGACGAATGGGAACCGCCCGCCAGGGCAATCCTGGCGGGCGGTGCATGGGGCGCTGGGACCTGGCGGGTGGCTGGAGCGGCCGCGCGCCCAAGGCGCAGTTCGGCCGTTGACGAGCGGGAGAGTGCCCGATCAGGCGCCAGATGTCAAGGTTATTTTCCTAGGGTTTTGTTCTTTTCCGTGTCGGCGCAGGAAACGGTAGAGCTGCCAAGGGGTTAGCAGCAGCGCACGGCGCAGCCCCAGCACCCGCAGCACCACGGTCACGCAGGAAAGCGGCGCCAGCGGCGGCAGCCACCGTGCCTCTGGCGCCCGCGGCACGAACGGTCCGAGCACGCGCAAGCCCACGCCGCGATAGAAACCGGGCAGGTCGAAATCCGCCTCGACCGGCGGGTGGCCGACCACTAGGCGCGAGGCCAACGGATCGAGCGTCGTCCAGCGCTCGCCATCATGCATGGCCAGGAAGCAGTGGCGAAAGCCGCGCCGCAAGAGGCGCAGCCAGACCAGGTCGGCGCGGCCGGTGAACACCACCCACACCGCCTGCTCGGGCATCTCGGGATGGGCCTTGGTGCTCATGGCATCAGCACCGCCTCGCCGACGATGCCCTTGGCACGCAGGGCCCCGTCGAGCCGCTGCATCGCTTCGTGCCAGAGCCGCGCCGGGCCGCGATCGCCGGGATGACGAGGATCGGGTGGCGCCTGACGTTCGCCATACCAGCCGAGCACGCGCAGATGCACCGCCTCGACCTGGCGCTGGCGCCACAACCGGTCGAGGCAGCGCACGACATCGTCGGGTTCGCACGGGCGGATCGCGCTGCCGATCGCGGCGCGGAAGCGGGCGCCCTCGCGCCGCGCGCGCAGCGCGGCCATGGTCCAGAACCACGCCTCCTCGGCGGTGGCAAAGGGCTTGGCGCCGGCAAGATCGCTATAGACCGGGGCAGCGCGGTGGACAGGAAAGGCGGCGGGCATATCGGCGGCTCCTGCGCGGTTGAGAACATAACAGGAACATCGATTGCGTATTTGAAAGTGGACTTCAAGCCTAATTATGTCTATTTTCCTATGCAGCGGACGCGTATCGAGGAGGAGGGAGTACCCATGCTGCGGCATGACCAGATCTGGCGTGCGATCGACGCGCTTGCCGCCACCCATGGGCTTACGCCCTCCGGCTTGGCACGGCGCGCCGGGCTCGACCCCACCACCTTCAACCGGTCGAAGCGGCTGACCCGCGACGGCCGCGCGCGCTGGCCCTCGACGGAGAGCATCGCCAAGATCCTGGCCGCGACCGGCACCGGGCTTGATGTCTTCACCACTCTGTTGAGCGGCGAGAAGCCGGCCTTGCACCAGGAACCCAGGCAGCCGCGCCAGCGCCATGTCCCGCTGATCGGGCTGGCGCAGGCCGGCACGGCGGGCTTTTTCGACGATGCCGGCTATCCGGCGGGCGGCGGCTGGGACGAGATCCCCTTCCCCGAGGTGGGCGACACCAACGCCTATGCGCTCGAGATCAGCGGCGATTCGATGGAGCCCGTCTATCGCGACGGAGATATCGTGATCGTCTCGCCGGCCGCCCCGGTGCGCCGCGGCGACCGGGTCGTGGTGAAGACCGCAGCCGGCGAGGTGATGGCCAAGGAACTTCTGCGCCAGTCGGCCCGCCGCATCGAGCTACGCTCGCTCAACCCCGCGCACGAACTGCGCGTGCTCGATCTGGCGGAGTTGTCCTGGGTCGCGCGCATCGTCTGGGCGAGCCAGTAGTCCAAGGCCAGGATTCCCCGGCTCGAGCGCGCATCGTGCCGGCCTGCTTGACACAGTCGAAGGACTTTGTTCCTATTGCACGATGAAGCCGGCGCACCGTACCCCTGCCCCACCCTTGCCTGCACGGTTTGCCCTCGAACTGGCCCATGACGGCCCGATCCCGGCCGAGGCACTGGCGCTCGCCGCCTGCGGCACACCAAGTGCGGCGGCGCGTCGCCTTGCACGCCGCGCGGCAGCGGAGGCCGAGGCCGCCGCCGATGCCGCCCGCCGATGCCTAGCCGCGCTGCGCCGCGCCGCCCCTCGCGCGCGCCTTCCGGCAAGCGCCCTTTCCCGCCATGCGCAGCGCCTGCGGGCTGCCCGCGACGCGGCGATGCTGGCGCTTGCCGGCGCCCGCCCGAGCGCCGCCTTCAGCGGAGCCTGCTGCT